ATTGATCTTGTTACTTCGGATGCTCCTGGAACCGATCCACTATTATCTGTAAAAGCATATTCAACAAAGTTCATAACAAAACCAACTCCATCTGCTCCTAGATCGCTTGGAAATGTTTGTACTTCTATGCCTTGTGATTTTCTTTGATCAATGATAGCTTGAGGCATAACCTTGCCTCTCTTGTTTCTACCAAACTGTGCAACTGTTGTTCCTTGTCCCATGTAATTTCCTAATAAATACCTTTATGGCATATAAAGGTAAGTTCAATCCCAATAACCCTTCTAAGTATAGAGGTGATTCTTCTAATATTATTTATAGAAGTTTGTGGGAGTTCAAGCTAATGAAATATTTAGATTCCCATAAAGAAATAGAAAAATGGTCATCTGAAGAGTTTTCTATACCATATCGCAGTCCAATTGATAGAAGAATGCATAGATATTTCCCAGATTTCTGGGTTCAAAAGCAGAATGGAGAACAATTAGTTATAGAAGTTAAGCCAAAACAACAGCTTGTTCCACCTAAAAAACCTAAAAGACAGACAGTAAAATACTTAAGAGAGATGCATACCTTCGCTATAAACCAGAGAAAATTTGAAGTTGCAAAAGAGTTTTGCGAGAATAGAGGTATGAAATTTGAGATATTTACACAAGATGAACTAGGAGTTATTGGATAATGCCAGCATATTTCTTCCAAAGAGCTCTTGATATGACTTCATCTCAATTCGATAAAGAGATGACATCTATGCGTACTCTTTATAAAACTGCACAAGGATCTCAAACAGCTGTAGACTATTTAAGAGAGTTAGCAGAGGATGATGATAGCTATAATCCTGTTCAGTTAATGCAGGGTGCAGGTAGAACAAAAAGACTTATGCCTGGAAGAATGTATATGTTTAACTACAGGAATCCTATATCTAAATCAAGATTACCATATTATGACATGTATCCTGTGGTTTTGGTAATAAATACTTATGCGGAAAAAGGTTATTTTCAAGGTATAAACTTTCATTACCTACCTCCTATCTATAGAGCAGAGCTTATGGATCAGTTTTATAGGTTCGTGATCAATGATCAAGCAACAGGAAGTAACATTGGTTCTACTATTAGAACTAAGGTAATGCCAAGAGTAGACTTTGAATTTATGAAGAAAAGAAGACAGTTTATGTCTTTTAAACCTGCATGGAAGAGATATAATATGCAAACTGTTATAGGACAGTATCTTTATATTCCTCCAAAGGCTTGGGACTTTGTAGTCCAACTGCCTATGGGAAGATTTAGAAAAGCTGGACTAAATAGAGTACATATGGAATCACTTAAGAAGAGAAGACAGAAGTTAAAATAATGGCAAAGATTAAAGACATAGCATCAACACTATTTAATTTAGGTAAGGGTATGGGTCTTGAGAAACCAAGACGAGGACATGAAGCTGAATATAACCTAAACAAATTATTAGGTAAGATGCAAGAAAGAAATAGCTTGATGAGAGCTAATAGATACTTCATGGAGATAGCACCTCCAGGTTGGTCTAATGCTACAGATGTAGAAACAGTTCGTGATCTTATGTTCTTTTGTGAAGCTGTAAACTTACCAGGTGCTTCACTTGTTCCTGTAGATCATAAAAGATTGGGTATTGGTCCTTTTGATAGGAGACCAAGTAATATTATTCCAGCTGAGATATCTGCTACTATTATGTTAGATACTGCTGGTAGAAATTTGTCATTCTTTCAGAAGTGGATCAGTCATATAGTTATGATGGATGCACAAAAGCCAGGTCACGTAAGAGCAAGTGATAACGCAAGTTTTGGTCAGGTAGCTTACAGAGCAACATACCTGTCACCAACAATCAAAATACATACAATAGATCAAGCTGGAAATAAAATAGCTACATTAACTGCTCACGAATGTTGGCCTTCATTACTTGGAGACGTAACATTAGGTTGGGCACAGAATGATGAATACGCAAGAGCTCAAGTTAACTTCCAACTTAGATACTTTACAACAGAAGAATTTGAACCTACAGCTCCAGGATTAGAAAGAGAGCTAAGTGGATTCGAGAGACTTATTAGATTGGGAACAGCTGGTAAGTCTTTATTAGCATCATTTAAAAAACCTAATAATGTAGGAGATGCTATAAATATATTAAGCAATGTGCAAACTTTTGCCGGCACACTTGGCGGTAAGAGATCTGCAGGTGGATAATAATGGAGAAATATAATGGCTTTACCAAAGATACAGCAACCGCTGTATAACTATACATTACCAGTAAGTGGAATAGATATCACGTTCAGACCTTTCTTAGTGTCTGAAGAAAAGATATTACTTGCAGGTAAAGAAGGAGATCCTTCACAACAACTTAATGCTATGGAGCAAGTAATAGGTAATGTTGTGCAAGAGGATATTAATTTAGATGAGTTGACTATGGTCGACATTGAGATGTTGTTTATTCAAATGAGATCCAAGTCGGTTCAAAATTTAGTAAAACTAAAATACAGAGATACAGAAGATGATCAAGAATATGATTTCAATGTAGACCTCGATACACTTGAACCAACTATCACAGAGAATAGAAACGCAGTAATCGACCTAGATGGAAACATCAGTATGGAATTGAAAGATCCTACATTCGGTGTTTTCAAAAGATTAGGTCTTGATATGTTAGACGAAATGGATACAGAAATGATCTTAAAGATGATTTCAGGTTGTATTGTTTCAGTCTGGGATAAAGAGACAGTATATGATAGCTTCAGTGAAAAAGATGCATTAGAATTTTTACAAGGTATGGATACTAAAAGGTTTGAAAAGATTTCAGAATACTTTGAAGGTGTCCCTAAGCTAAAACATACTATCGAATATGAGAACAGCAAAGGAAGCAAAAGAAAGATCGATCTGGAGGGGCTAGCCGATTTTTTTTAGTATTGCTGAGTCATAACTCGCTAGTGAACTATTACCAAACAGTCTTTGCAATGGTTCAGCATCATAAATATAGTATAACTGAGATTGAAAATTTGATTCCCTATGAAAGGGATATCTACGTTGCTATGTTACAAGAACATCTCCAAAAGGAGAAGGAAAGACAGGAACAGAGAGCAGCAGAAATGAAAGCTGCTACTAGATATAAAAGGTAATACAAATGAGCGATAGAGAAAGATTTTCGGGTGATATGTCCCGAAACGAAGTCGAAATAGATTTAAGTAAATTTATGGAGATGGTAACAGAGAACAATGAGCTAAAGCAAAAAATCTTTGAATTAGAACATGACGACAAAAAGAATCCATATCAAAACTGGATCCACCTTGCAAGAGGTATTGACGCATGGAGAATATGGCCACGTGCATTCTTAAGTGTATACATATTCTTAATTTATTATGTAGTAATGTGGTTTATTAATCTGCCTGAGCCTACAATGGAGCAGTCAGGTTTAATCAGTATCTTAGTTGGTGCTGGTGCTGCATGGTTTGGTTTATATGTAAACTCCGCAGCAAAAGAACACGACACAAACGCTAGCAATAAGTAAGGACAGTAATGCTACCAGTACTACAGAACATTGACAATAACACTAAGGACATAACTGAACTTAAAGGTATTGTCAGTGGCCTGTTGTTTCAAACAGCTACAAACACAAAAGAATCAAGTACTCATCTTGGTATAATAAAACTACAAACTAAAGGTATCATGGCTAAGATGGAAGCCGCTGATGCTGAAAAAGTTGAAGAAGCAGAAGACGTCCAAGCAGAAGAGGTAATGGATGATGTAGACGGTGGTGCTGAAAATAAAGCAATGACTGATCTCTTGATTAAGATAGAAGAGAATACAAGAGAAACTGCAGATGCAATGAAGGTAGTAGCAGCTGGTGCAAAAGAGTCAGCTGAGAATGTTCCTTCACAAGAAGCCGCAACTAATCTATTAGGTGGTTCAGATGCTACAGGCGAAGGCGGTGGTGATGAGAATGTAGGAACAACTAAGTCTGGATTATCAGGCAAAGGATTCGCTGGTGTGCTTGGAGCTCTTGTTGGAGCAATGGCTGGTGTAGTATCTGGATTCTTAAAAGCATTCAAATTAGTATTCAATAAGTTATTAATTGGTCCACTTAAAAAGATATTCCCAAAAACAATTGGTAAAATAGGAAGTGCATTCACATCCATAGCTAATAAAATAAGAAAGTTCTTTCAAATGATATTCAAGCCTTTCAAAATGATAGGCGATCTATTAAAAAATATAGTTGGTAGAGCTGGTCAGTTAGGAGGCATCTTTAGTAAGATAGGTGGCTTCTTTAAAACATTTATGTCTGTAGCAAAAAATGTTATGAGTATTGTTAGTAAAGTATTCTTTCCACTTACAATTATATTTGCAATATTTGAAACTATAAAAGGTTTCTTTGATGGCTTTGTTAATACAGAAGGTTCAATAGTAGATAAAATTATTGGTGGTCTAGTTGGAGCTATGGAAGGATTGTTTGACTTCTTTATCTCTATGCCACTAGACTTAATTAAGAATCTTATCAGCTGGATTGCTGGTATGTTAGGTTTTGATGGTATTAAAGAAAAGCTAGATAGTTTCTCCTTTGATGAATTGTTCGGAGGCATGTTTGATGGTATTCAAAACTTGATGACAGGAATCAAAGACTTCTTCTTTAACATATTAGGTAAGATAGGTATACCATCATTTACAATACCATTACCAAAACTATTTGGAGGACCAAAAACATTCCCAGGGTTCTTCCCATTCAAGAAAATGGCTGAGGCTGAACAAGCTGCATCAGCTGATGCTGGTGGAGAACCAGAATCTCCAACAGTAAAAGTTGAAACAATGGAAGAGTCAGGTGACTTCGGTGATATAAAAGAAATAGATGTACCAGGTCGTGGTAGAGTTCTTATAGGTCAATCAGAAAATGGTGATTTCCAAGTCACAGACCAAGAGGGCGAGTCATTCAATATTAAATCTGGTTCACAGTTCCATGGCATGATAGATAAGTTATATAACGGTGGTGCACCTGTAGGTGAAGGTAGTGGATCAGGTGGTCAAATAGATGCAGGTACTGCTGAAGCTCTTGCTGCTGCTGAAGAGGCTGCTGGATCAGGTGGTGCTGGAAGTATGACTATTGTTAATGCTCCATCAGGTGGAAGCACAAGTACATCTCACACAACTAACAAATATGGAAGCTCTGGAGAATCCTCTCTAAAGAGTAGATCCTCCGGCTCCACTTATTAATTAGTCTGCTGCTAACTTCTTAAAGAAATCAAGACTCTCATCATCCTGGCTAGCTAGCTCTGGTTGAGCTGCCGCTGGTGTTTCTGGAATCTCTGCAGGTGGTTCTGCGTCAAATGAACTCTCAGCAGTAGTTGCTGGAGCTGCACCATCTAAGCCTAACACTCTGTTAAGTTTTGTTTGAAGCTCTTCATAAGTCTTGAAGTTCTTTGGATCAGTAAACTCTACTAATGAGTTCTGTGATTTCCAAACTTGCTCTAACTGCTCGTCTTCGTCAAACAGAGGAGCTGGAACATCTAGTTCAGACTTATCATAGTTTCTAAAACCTTCAACATTTCTAATCTTCAATTTGAAGTCTGCACCTT